CTACGCGGCCTGATCAAGGACTACTTCAAAGAAGTTTCCTGTGATGTCATCCTGAGCGTCAACATGCTTGACGAACTGGTCGTAGCTCATTTCGCAGCGATAAGTAGCTTCGCATCCATAAACGTGGGTGACGTGCTTGTTCAGCGCACCCATCACGCTATGAAATGCTTTCTCGCGATCGTGGCTGCCTACGTGGACAAGGCCCTTGATTCCGTTTGAAGAGAACACATGGGTGTTGCCAACGACGCGATATACCAACGCGACGCTTTGCGGAACTCCGTGATGTCCTGCCATATTCACTCCTGTCTGCCCTCAACCGACAGATGTCGCCCAACGTTTGGGTAGTACAAAGGTTGCTGAGACGGTGCGCACGCCACTGCCTTCACGCAGTCGTCAGTCATCACACATTCAGTACGCGGCTTACGTACACTGTGCAATCTGAACCCTCAATTAATGGTTGATGTAGGCTTTTACAACACACTTTTTTGCACGCTCGCTGTGTCGTGCGCGCGCCGCGCGCATGGAACGCGCGGGTGCGAGCGGGCGTACGCGCGCGTGGAAACGCGCCCGCGCGTACGCGAGAACTACGACTGCGATACTGAAGGACTATTTAGACGCGGCGACGTCAATACGCTCTACGCACCCGCCTTCATCCCCTTGCGCAGGAACAGGATCGCAAAACCCTCCATCAGGAGCTGACCGGCGGCGTGGCCGTCGAAGCTGGGGATGTCGACGCCGACGAGCTGGCTCAGGGCGGCCAGGATCATGGCGGCGGCGACGATGTAGGTCTTGAAGCCGTCGAGAATACCAAGGTTCATCAGAAAACTCCTCAGGTTGCTTGTGATGATGCTGACCAGGAACCGGGTGCGCGCCTCCTGAAGCCGCGCCCCCAGTCCATCGAAAATCGTCTTACGCACTGAACGCCCCCGTCGCCGCCGCCCCCGGCCCGAACTCGGGCCCGAGCTGGCTCACGGCAAAGTCGAATGCCGCCGGCAGCGAGCCGAAATCGGCCACCTGCGCCGCGGCCGGATAGGTCGCGGTGGGCACGGAAACCGCGATCTCGCGTACCGCCGTCACCCCAGCGAAGATCGTCACGCGATAGGCCTCGGGCGCGTAATCGAGCCCCACCTCGAGCGCCGCCCAGCTGCCGGCATCGGCCCGCGACCGCCGCACCCAGCCCAGCGCCACATCGCCCGATCCGTCCCGCACCGCCCGGCAATGCACCGGCGCCAGCGGGGTCAACGGCCCGAGCCCGATCTCGGCATCAAACCCGGTGCCCTCCGCATCATGCCGCCCAGCAAAGGCCCGCAGCTCCAGCGTATCGCCGACCCACCCCGCCTCTACCGGCAGCACCGCCACCGCCTCGTCGAGCACGATCACCCGCGCTCCCGCCGCAGCCGAACCAACCGCCGTCCCGCCCTGCCCGCGCAACAGCCGCGTCAGCCGATACGTCCCCGCCGATACCAGCTCCGCCCCGGCGAAGCCGATCACCTCCCAGCCGGCGTCCGTCTCGACCGCAATCCGGTTACTGCCCGCCAGCGCCGCCGCCACATCGACATCGGCGAGGTGCCCGCCATAAAGCTTCACCGTCAGCGCCTGCCCGCCCCACAGCTCCAGCGGCCCCGGCGCAAGCGCCGACACCAGCTCCCCCAAAGCCCCCGGCCGCGTCAGCCGCGCCAGGGTCGCGCCGGTCGATGCCAGTTGCACCGTGACCGTCCCCGGCCACGGCGACGCCCACGCAGCCAGCACCAGCCGCGACACCCCCGGCGAACTCGCCTCGCCCGGCAGATGCGCCGCCACGACCGCCGGCTCGGCCAGAACCGCAGGCACCCCAGATCGCGACGCCCGCTCGCTCAACACCGCCGGATGCAGCACCGGCGCCACCGCCCGCGCCGACACTTTTCGCGCCAACCCATCGCGGATTTCGGTGATCTCGAACGGCCCCTCGCCCTCGCCATCCACCGCGATCACGTCGCCCACTTCGAGCGCCGCGAACGATGGCGGCAGCGTCAGCTCCAGCACGTCGCGCCCAGCAGCAGCCGCCACCAGCGCCCGCTCCGCCGCCACCCGCGCGCCCGCCGCATCGAGCACCAGCCCGGCATTCACCGCGGCCACCGCCCCGCCCTCGGCCAGCATCGCCGTCGCCGTCCCCGCCAGATAATCCCGCTCGCGGTCGAGATAGGTCAGCGCCAGCCGCCCCACCGCCTCGGACGGGTCGGGCCGCCGCCGCGACCGCATCGGCCCATCGGCCAGCACGACGTCATCGACCGCCACCGCATCGCGAACCGCCGGCGCCACCAGCGCCAACCCATCCGCGCCATCGCGCACCGACAACCCGGTCGCCCCGAGCACGCCCTCGAACGCATCACGGGCCGAAACCACACCCTCCACCGTCAGCCCATGCACCAGCGGCAAAGCCGCTGCGCCCGACACCGCAGTGCCCCAGTCCGCCGCCACCGCAGCCGCCAACTCATCGCTCGCCAGCGCCCCAAGCCGCCCGGTCAGCCAATGCCCCGCCGCATGGTTCGGCGCATCCGACCAGGTCTCCGCGTCTCCCGGGAACGCCGGATAAGGCCGCGCATCCCAGGTCCACACGCTCACCCGCTCCACCATCGAGCTCTCCGCCCAATACTGAAGCTGTGCCCGCAGAAACTGCCGCTGCATCAACCCATCCGGCGCACCGGACGAGAAATACGGCCGCCCGCCCTCGGCGCTCTTGCCATCCGGAAACACGTTCGGCTGGTTGCTTCCCTTGTCGACCGCCCCGCAGCCGAGTTCGGTGAACCACACCGGCTTGCCCCCAGCCACCCAGGCCGTCGGCGCGGCCGAGCGCACCCCACCCACCCGGTCGTGATGCGCATTGCCCCACCACCCGGCAATATCCTTGAACCGCCAGACCCAATCCTCGCCATGCGCGCCATCGGCGATCGGCGTCCGCACCCCGGCCAGCCGGTCGGCATCGGTGGCATAGAACCAGTCGAACCCCTCGCCCCCGGCAATGCCCGCCGTCAGATAATCAAGCGCATGCGGCCCGTCCCACAGGGCAAAATCGGCATGCGCCTCGCCATCGCGCCAGTCGGTCACCGGCATGTAATTGTCGATCCCCACCGCTGCGATATCGTCGGACGCCCAGAGCGGATCGAGGTGAAACCACTTGTCCCCCGGCGCATCGGCGGGCTGAAACCCGTGATACTCGCTCCAGTCCGCCGCATAGGTCAGCGCCACATCGGGCGCGATCGCCTTCGCCTCGGCGGCGAGCGTCACCAGCGCATCGACGAACGGAAACCCGCCGCCTCCGCGCACCGTCGTCATCCCCACCAGCTCCGAGGCCAGCACCAGCGCATCCGCCCCCGCCTCGTCGGCCAGCGCCGCGTAGTGCCGAACCATCCGCCGCAGCCCCCAGCCCGACGATGTCCCGACAAACGCCGCCACATCGGCCGCCGCACCGGAAATCCGCCCGCGCCACGGATACGCCGGCTGCCCCAGCCCATTGCCCTCGGGGATATCCATCAGCAGCATCGGATAGAGCGTCACCGCCAGCCCGCGCGCCTTGAGGTCGGCAATCGCCGCCCGCACCGCCGCATCCGACGGCGTCCCGCCATAAGCCGGACCGCCCGCATGGGTCGACACCACCCCCGCCGTCCCGCGCGACAGCCCGGCGACGCTCCACTCGATGCCCCGCACCGACCGCGAGGCCGCCTCCACCTTCGGCCGTATCGTGCAGTGCCCTGCCCGCAGGTCGTCGCCGAACCAGCTCACCACCAGCGACACGTGTTCGAGGTTCGGACACAGCGCCACGAGTTCGTCGATCGACAGCGTCCAGTCGCTCACCACGGCCGATTGATGCGCATTCTCAGTCGCCGCCGCCCCCGGCCCCACGGTGCGCACGCGCACCACCGGATCGTACCCAAACTCCGTCGCCCCGGGGATCACCGTCACCGAGCGGATCAGCGGCTCGAGCTCGCCCACCACCCGGCACAGCTCCACCGTGATATTGGGCACCCGGTTGCCGAACTCGCCGAGCGGCAGCCGCTCGAACACGAGGTAACAAAGCCCGCGATAAGCCGGCGCCTCCCCCTGCTTCGCCTCGATCAGGCTATCGACCGCCTGGTCCTCGCTCCCCCGATAGAACCGCGCCGAAATCCCCTCGAGTTCGAGCAGTTGCCCATCGGCCCACACCCGCCCGAGCCGTGCCACCTCGCCCTCGCAGAACGCCACGGCAAAGCTGGCGCAGATCTCCGCGTCCTCAGCCGGCGCCGTCCCCTTGCCGCCGCGGTTCTCGCTGGTGATTTCCTCCAGCTCCGTCGCCCAGATGATGTTCCCCGCCAGCCGGCTCCAGCCATAAAGCCGCGGAATCGCCCCGCCCTCGGCCGAGCCCTGCAGCCGGATATCCGGCCGCGCCGCCGCCGGCGCCTTCTCCCCGAACAGCGCCGCGTCGACCGCCGACCCCGCCAGCGCCCCCAGCGCCCGCCCGATGGTCGCGCCAATCGGCCCGCCCACCGCGCCCCCAACCACCTGGCCGGCAAGCGATAGTGCAAGAGTTGCCATGCAATTCTCCGATCATCTTGTCACCCGGGGCGCGATCTCTCCTGGATCCTCCCCTGTGCGCAGCACGGGGGAGGGGGACCGGCGAAGCCGGTGGAGGGGGCGACCGCAAACACGGCGCTTCCCGTCGCCCCCTCCACCACCCTGCGGGTGGTCCCCCTCCCCCGCTGCGCAGGGGAGGATCACCGCGCCATCGAGTCCCGCTCCGGAAACGCGAGCGTCGCGACTACCCGCCGCGACCAGCCCTCGGTGAGGTTGCCCTCGACCACGCCCAGCCGCTCCTGTGCATGCACGAAGCGGCCGTCGCCGACAAAAATCCCGCAATGCCGCGGCGTCGGGCTCGCCCCGATGCGAAACAGCAGCACCGCCCCCGGCACCATCCCACCCGGCCGCAACCACCGCTCCGCCAGGTAGCGCAATTCGGCCGAATGCGCCCCATCCCGCCAATCGGCCCGATACGGAGGCAACTCCGGCGGCTCGCCGATCACCTCGCGCCACACCCCGCGGATCAGCCCGATGCAGTCGCACCCCACCCCGCGCAACGCCGCGCGATGCCGGTAGGGCGTGCCCACCCAGCCGCGCGCCGCCTCAACGATGTCCGCGCTCATCCGACCAGCTTCCGCCCGTCGCGCACATCGCCCGGCCGCGGATAGCGCAGCACGAAATCCGACCCCGGAATATGCGGAAAGCCTCGGAAATTCGCCGCGTTGCCGAAGCGCGAGACACACGTCGCGAACCGCCGATCACACCCCGCCGTCAGCACCAGCGCCTCGCCCTCGGCCACCCACTCGCCCACCGGCACGGCAAAGCCGAGCACATCCGCCCCGCCCTCGCGCACCGCCGTCACCACGCGATCGCGCAAGCCCTCGCGCTTCCCGGAAGCCCAGGCCGCCATGCCGAACGCGAACCAGCCCTCGTCGAACGAACCGATCCCGTCGATCCGCAGCCGGAACCGGTCCAGCACCTCCGCCACCACCGCCTCGGCCCGATACGCCTCGTCGGTCAGGTCCAGCCCGCACCGCGCATCGCCCAGCTCGGCATCGCACAGCGCCTGATACACCCGGCCCTTCGGCACATTCAGCGCCGCCTGCCCCGAGCGCAGCTCGGCCCGAAACACCCCATCCTCGCGCACGATCTCGCCGATCGTCGCCCGCCGCACCAGCCAGCGCTGCGACACATCCCGCCAGTTTACCCGCCAGGTCGCCACCTCCGCCCCATCGAACCGCCCGAGCAGGATGTCGTCCTCGCCGATCGCGTCCGACGACAGCACCCCCACCACCTCGGCCGTATCGACCTGCGCCCCCAGCTTAGCCGGCGCCTCCGACCCATCGAGCCCATGCGCCGGCCAATACTCGGTCCCGTCGAAACTCAGCGCCTCGTCATGGTCGGTAAACCCCAGCACCACCCCGTCGATGCGAGCGATCCGCCAGCACGTCGCCAGCGTCGTCGCGCCGGTCGCCAGATGCGCCGCCACGCCGTCCCCGAGCACCCTCATTCCCGCACCTCGATCAGTGGAATGGACGGCGCCTCGGCCGCATCGAAGCTCGTGAGCTCCACGTCCAGCCGGTCGGTATCGAACCGCACCGGCACGTCGAACAGGAACCCCGCTGTCACCGCGGCGCCCAATACCGGCGCCACATCCAGCGTCACCACACCGGTCGTCGCGTCGACGGAATAGTCGGCGGTGGCGAGCCCCACTCCCGCCACCGCCACCATCACCGACCCCGCGACCGGCCGTGTGATGGGTCTCAGATACGGGTCGAAATTCGCGCCGTAACGCTTTGTTAAGCTGAACGAAACCTTAACCCCGTCGCCCGTCCCGATCGCTTGGTCCAGCGCCGTCGGTACCGCGGTCCCGTTTGACGAAAAGTCCAACCCGTCCCGCCACAGGAACGCGTGAAACCGCCCCCGCCGCTCCTCGAAAAACGCCAGCACCGCCAGCATGTCGGCCCGCGATTTCACCCCATAACCAGCATTGTACCGCCGCCGCGCATGCGCCCACCGCGAGTTCCGCTCCTCGCGCCCGCTCGCCAGCGTCACGACATCCGTCGCCCGCTCCGGCCCACCCCGCGCGCCCAACGCCACATCGAGCGGAAACCGCACTGCATGAAATGCCATTGAATTCTCCGTTCAGGCTGTTCGGTGCGTGCTGCCGCCCCCTCCACCGGCTACGCCGGTCCCCCTCCCCCGTTTCACGGGTGAGGATCAACGCACCGCCGGTGCCCACCTGACTGTTATGGAGGCACGATCTCGCCGTGATCCTCACCCGTTTACGGGGGAGGGGGACCATTCGAAGCATGGTGGAGGGGGCGACCCCAGGCACCGGCCTAGCTTCCCCGCGTCCCGCGCTTCACGGCCCTGAGCAGCATCGCCGACAGCTCCGCTTCGCTCGCCGCAAAGCTCCGCGCATCACTTGCCGTCACGTTGAACGTCACGTTCACCGCCCCGCCGCCACCGGCCACGCCGAGCCGCCCGTCCGACCCGCGCGACAGCGGCAGGATCGCCTCGGCCCCGGCCTCACCGGCGAGCCCGAGCCCCTGCCCCAACCCGAAATAGGTCGGCGCCGCCAGCACCCCGCCCTTGGCGAACGGTTTTACCCCGAGCGCCGGGTTGGCAGCCGTGAACAGCCCTTCGACCGCCGACGACACCAGCGCCCCCACCGGCTGCAGCGCCGCCTTCAGCGCAATGTCGGCAAAGCTGCGCGCCACCTCGCCGAGCACCGAGTTCAGCGACTTCCCGTCCAGCACCGCGCCACGAAACGCCCGGCTCAGCGCCTTGCCGACGCCATCGGCCAGGTCGCCGATCCGCTCGAGCTCCACCGACACGTCGGTGAGCCCCTCGAACATCTCAGCCATGCCGCACCTCGTCCGGAAACGCCGCCATCAGCCCGTCGAGCGCCTCGCGCCCCGGCGCCCCACCACGAGCCCGGCCCGACACGCCCTCGAACGCCGCCGCCAGCTCGCGAGGCGTCAGCCCCCAGAACTCTCGCGACGAGAGCCGCAGCACCCCGAACCCCAGCCGCATCGCCTCATCCCACGGGAAAGCCCTCATGCCGCCTCCCCGAAGGTCGCGCGCAGCAGCCGCGCCGCGATCTCAGCCGCGCCCTTCAGCCCGCCCTCGACAGCCATCCGCGCCAGGTCGTCATCGGTGATAGCATTGCCACCGCCACGCAACCCGGCCCCGATGATCGCCGTGAGGTCCCGCGCGGTCACCCGACCCGAGGCGAACCGCTCCGACAACCCGACCAGATCCCCGGCCCCGAGCCGCGCCTCGAGCTCCGCCAGCGCTCCCAGCGTCAGGCAGAGCACGCGGCTCTCGCCCTCGAACACGGCCTCGATCTCGCCCCTTTGTGCGTTCGCCATCTCACACCGCCGCAAACGAAAGCTGCCCGGCGCTTTCGAGCGCCAGTTCGAACGTCACCTCGCCGGCATGGTCGGCGGCAAACTCCAGCGCCACGATCTGGAACGGTCCCTCCACCGTGCCGAAATCCGGCAGGATCAGCTGCCAGTTCCGGATCGTCCCGGCAAAGAACAGCGAGCGGATCGTCGCGTCCGAGCCCGCATCCTTGAAAATCCCCGAGCCCGCCACCGCCGCCCGCTTGATCCCACCGCCGGCGAGCAGCTCGCGCCACCGCCCGGCACTCTCGGCATCCGTCACATCGATCGCCGCCGCGTTGAAGGCGAGGCTCCGCGTGCGCAGCCCCGCCACCGTCACGAAACTGCCCGACCCCGTCTGGTCGAGCTTCAACAGCATGTCCTTGCCGCTCTGGGCCGCCATGTCAGGTCCTCATCAATTGGGTTCAGAAAAAAACTTCAGCGCCACCGCGGCCCGCGCCTGCCCGGTCTCGAGGTCGATCGCCGTGTCGGTCCGCTCATGCACCCGGTGCGTCACCCGCACCCCGGCCGCCGTGAGCCCGTCCGCCACCGCCGCCACCCGCTCCGCCAGCGCCAGCGCCGCCTTGCGGCTCGGATCCGCCGCCCAGCAATGCACCGCCACCCGATGCTCAAACCCCGGCGCCAGGTCCCCATCCCGCGGCAACAGGTCATGCCGCGCAATCACCAGATACGGCGCCGCCGCCCCCCGCGCCGGCGCATCGAACACGCCGACACCGCTGAGCCCGGCATCCGCCTTCAGCGCGGCCACCAGGGCGGATTGCAAAGCTACAATTGGATGGGTCATCGCGCGTTGCCACCCCCACCCTCAATCCCTCCCCACAAGGGGGAGGGAGGCGATGTGGCCTGCTCCGTGGCACTGATCTCCCTCCCCCTTGTGGGGAGGGTAGCGTCGCTAGGAGCGAAGCGACGTAGCAGAGCTAGGGTGGGGGTAGGCCCCAAGCACAACGCCCTCATCCCGCCATCCCCCGCTCAGCACACGTGCAGCTCAGCCACGCCCGCCGCCCGTCGAGGTCGTTCACCCCCACCACCTCGAGCCAGCGCCCGCGATAGCCGAACCGGTCCCCCACGCTTACATCCGACCGAAACCGCACCACCACCGAGTGGCTCGCCTCAGCCGTCCGCCCGTCCGCCGCCATGGCCAGCCGAGCCGAAAGCGTCCGCACCCGGGCCCACAGCGAGTTCACCGTCATGAACATGTGGGTCACGCCGCCCTCGAGCTCCGACGTATCCACCCGCCGCTGCAGCGACACCCGATCCGTGAGCGACCCGATCACAGCCGCACCTGCCGGTAGGGCGAAATCATCTGCCCGAACCCCGGCGGGATCACCGCACCCGAGCCCGCCACCATCACGGCATCGCGGTGCTCGAACCAATGGGCCACCAGCGCCAGCACGCCGCGCTTCAGGTCCGACGGCACATCGATCGCCGCGCCGAACCCCGCCACGTAATCGACCTCGATGCCGAACCGCTCGCGCAGCACCGGCATGCCCTCCACCGTCCGCGGCAAAATCAGCCGCGCCGGCGTCACCGCTGTCGGCGCCTCGAACTGCGCCAGCGGCACGAGGTGATCGTCGCCCTGCTCGTCGAACGCCGTGATCGAGGTCAGGCTCACCAGCGGCGATACCGGCAGCGTCACCACCCCGTCCACCGGCCAAGCGTCGAGCACCAGCCGCCAGCTCTGGTTCACCAGCGCGCGGCCGGTGACACCCTCGACATGCAGCCGCGCCGCCGCAATCAGCGTCAGCACCAGCCCATCATCATTGTCCGCATCGAGCCGCAGAAACCCCTTCGCCTCGACAAGCGAAACCGGCTCCTCCGCGGGTCCCGCGAGAAGGTAGGAAATCATCGGAAATGTCCTTGGAATTTAGGGAGCGGGCGAACGGGCCACTGCCCCGCTTCCCAACCTCGGTGTCATCCCGGGCTTGACCCGGGACCCATCTCGAAACCCGCGCAGGTGGTGAGTTGGGTCCCCGCTTTCGCGGGGATGACAGTCAGTGGCCGTTTCCCGGCGCCTTACGACACCGAGAACTTCAGCAGCTTGATCGCGTCAAAGTCCTGCACGCCGCCGCCGACCCGCTTCGTCGTGTAGAACAGCACATACGGCTTCGCCGTGTACGGATCACGCAGCACGTTCACCCCGGTGCGGTCGACCACCAGATAGCCGCGGCGGAAGTCACCGAACGCCACCGGCGTTGCGGCAGCCGCGATATCCGGCATGTTCTCGGCCTCCACCAGCTCGAAGCCGAGCAGCGTCGCCTTGGCGCCAGCCGCCACGCCGGGCTGCCAGAGGTAATTGCCGTCGGCGTCCTTGAACTTGCGGACCGCACCCTGCGTCTTGCGGTTCATCACCCAGCTGGCGTTCTGCCGGTAACCGGCCTTCAGCGTGTAGACGAGGTCGATCAGCTTGTCCGACGGGTCATCCACCGGCCAGCCGCCCGACACACCGGTGGCGAGGTAGCCGATCTTGTCCCAGGCCCAGCTGCCCTCGGCCACCTGCGTCTCGGCCAGGAACCCCTTGGGCTTGTTCGTGCCGTTGCCGGAAACGAACGCCGCCGTCTCCTGCTCGGCGAAGGCCGCATTCACCTCCTCGGCGAGCCAAGCACCGACATCCACCGCCGCATCGTCGAGGAAGGCCGCCGTCGCCGCCGGCATGGCGTAGAGTTCGGCCGTCGGGAAGTCGAGCGCATCGATCGTCGGCGAGGCCGTCTCGGTTCGCGCCCCCGTTTCCGCCACCCAGCCGGTCGCCGGCCCGGTCAGCGATACCGGCTTCTTGTAGAGGCTCGACGACACCGCCCGCACCGACGCAATCGCACGGATCGGCGACACTGCCGTCAGCCGCCGCGTGATCTCGTTCTCGGTCTCGGACGGCACCAGATACCCGCCATCGGGGTTCGAGCCGATCGACAGGGCCTTCTCCTCGCCGCGCTTCACGTAAGCCGCAAAGCTCTCCTTATACTCGTCGCCCGCTTCGGGACGCCCGGCCTCGAGCGCCGGGCGCGAGCGCTCCAGCGCCACCCGGTCCATCGCCGCCTTGGCGCCATCGAGCGCCGCGTTGAGGCGCCCCAGCTTCTCCTCGGTCAGCGCATCGGCCGAGCCGCGACGCTCCAGCTCCGCCATCCGCCCATCATTGGTGCGCTTGAACTCCTCGAACGCCCCCATCAGTTCGGTGAGCAGGCCTTCGGTATCGCGCGCAGCCACGCCCGCGGTGGCCTTGCTCTCAAGGCCTCCGGTCTGAAAATCAGTCATCGATGTCCCCCTATTGCTTCAGAAGCGAAATGGCCGCCTGCAGCGACCCGTTAAGGCCGTCCCCGGCCGCGATGCTGGCCTCGGCCAGCATCGGAAACGTCACGACGGAGATTTCCCACAGCTCCACCGCCCAGAGCCTTCGATGCCCCGTGCCGGCATCGCGTGTGGCCCGCACCGTGCGAAATCCGATCGACAACCCGTCGATCGCGCGTCTTTCGATCAGCGCCCGCAGCGCATCGGCCCGCGGCACGCCGGGCACCAGCCGCCCCTCGACCCAGAGCCCATAGGCATCCTCGCGCGCCACCTCCCAGTTGCCGATCGGCTCCTTCGGATCATGCTGGAACAGCATCCGGAGCTTTCCTGCCCCGCGCCGCGCCAGCGATTTTTCGAACGCCCCCGGCATCACGATATCGCCGGCCTCGTCGAGCCGCCCGAAGGCACTCGCATAGCCGGCGAACCGCCCGTCGGCGTCGATCGGAATGGTCCCCATCAGCTTTTCACCGCCGCGACGGGGCGCGGCTTGCTCGGCCGCCTCACCGGCTTTGCCAGCGTGCCGGCGAGATGCCAGGCAAACTGCCGAAACACTTCCCCCGAATTGTCGGCACTCTTCTTGTCCCCCACATCACTTCTCCCGGCGAAACAATTGATTGAGCGTAGAAATCTCTTTGACGAAATCATTGAACCGCCGATTGGCGGCTACCAGTTCCTTGAGCGTCCAGACGAGCAACCCCGTCGCCCCGCTGGCCCACAAAAACAACGCCAGATGCGCCAGATCCCCCCGCGTCACGATCGATTTGGTGAGCTCGTCCATATTGGCCTCCAATGTCAGTAAAGTTCGCGCCGCGGGCCTAAACCCCCAGCATCGCCCGCTTCTCCGCGTCGCTCAGAAACTCCGCGCCGCCCACCCGGGCCCACAGCGCCGCGCGATCCTCGGCCAGTGCCTCGACCCCGTCGAGCTCCGCCACCAGCCGCACCCCGCCGAACCCGGCCCCGAGCCAGAAGCTCAGGTCGTCGGCCACGCGCCGCACCAGCGGCACCACCGTGCCGCGCCAGAAGGCCCGGTTGGCCTCGGCGTAGTTGGCGTAGGTATTGTCGCCGGGTATCCCCAGCAGCATCGGCGGCACCCCGAAGGCCAGCGCAATCTCTCGCGCCGCCGCGTTCTTCAGCTCGACGAAATCGAGTTCCGCCGGCGACAGCGCCATCGGCTTCCAGTCGAGCCCGCCCTCCAGCACCAGCGGCCGCCCAGCATTTTGCGCACCCTGGAAATTCGCTTCGAGCTCACCCTTCAGCCGCGAAAACTGCGCCTCAGTCAGCCCGGTATCCGCCGTGTAGATCAGCGCCCCGCTCGGCCGCGCCGCGTTATCGAGCAGCGCCTTGTTCCAGTCCGCCGCCGCGTTGTGGATATCGAGGCTCTGCGCCGCGGCCTCCAACGGCGCCATGCCGTAATGGTCATCGAGCGGATGGAACAGCGCCAGGTGCATCACCTCAGCCACCGGCCGCGCCTCGAGGCTCAGCTGCCGCGTCCGCCCGCCGGCCGTGTAGCCATACCCCACCGCGTGCCCGTCACGGCCCAGCGCTACTCGCACCCGATCGGGCCGCAGCGCATAGATCGCCTTCACCTCGCCATCGAGCGTTACCGCCTCGAGATAGGCATTCCCCGCCGTCAGCAGGTAGGCATAAACCCCCTCCAGCAGCTCCGCCCCGCCCACTCGCGGATTAGGCCGCGCCAAAAGCGTTGCCAGCGGATGCTCGGTCAGCTTCCGCCCGCCCTCCTCCACCACCAACGGCACCCGTGTGGCCGCCTCCGCCACCATCCGCACGCAGCGATAAACCACCGGGTTCTTCATGAACCCCGCGCCCGCAAGGCTCACAAACCCCCGCCGGCTCCAGCTGGCATCCCCCAGCGCCGCCAACGAAACAAAACTCTGCAACGCCTTACGTTCCGCAGGCGCCGCCGCCCGACCGCTAAGCCGGGTGAACCAGTTGGGCATCGATCTCTCCTAATTAGACGGCGCGAATCCGCGGCTCGCCGCGCTTCAGCAGCAGTTCCGTCAGCGCCCACACCAGCGCATCGACGCGGTCGGGTGAGTGGCCCTCGCTGAGTCCGTCCGCCCCGAACGCGCACATCTCGTCTTCCAGCGCCGTCAGCCCCGCCACATGGCTCACCCGGCCCGCGGCGTACAAAGCCGCCACTGGCTCGGCGCGCACCCACTTGCCCTGCCGCGCCCGCACCTCGCGCACCGGCACCTGCCGGTCCACCTGCGCAATCACCGCCCGCACCATCTCGCCGCCCTGGTTGGTCTCGGCCACGATGCAGTCGGCTTCAAACTCATGAAACGCCGCCACCGCCCGCCGCGCCCAGGCATCGGGATGCGCCGGCCCGAAGCTCAGGTCCGCCAGCACCACCGCCTCGTCCCCGCGCTTTGCCGCGACCACGATCCCGCACCGGTCCGACTTGCGATGGCCCGTCACCGGCGGATCGACCGCCACAACGCAGCGCTCGCGCCCCGCCCCATCGCCGAGCCGGAACATCCCCCGGCTCCACAGCGCATCGGGCAAATCCTCGATCAGCTCGCCTTCGAGCTCCTGCCGCCCCAGCACCGAGTGCTGGTAGCGCCCCACTACATCGCCGAGAAATTTCGGCGCCAGGTGCTTCCAGTTCACCCTGGTGGGCATGCGGGTCACCGCCGTTCCCGGCTCGTTCAGCAGGCGCTTCAGCAGCCTCGTCGGCCGCGGCGTGGTCGTCACCAGTTGCCGTGGCCGATCGCCGAGCCGCAGGCCGAATTGCAGCATGTCCCACGCCGCCTCGGCATTGCTCCACTTGCCCAGCTCGTCGCACCAGGCCGCCGCAAATTGCGGCCCGCGAAACCGCTCGGGGTCGGCCGCGCCCAACACCATCGCCTCCACCCCATTCTTCCAGCGCAGCGTATGTCCCGTCAGCACCGGCATCTCCTCGGGCGGGTGCACCGCCAGCACCCCCGAGGGCCCCCGCACCATCACCTCGATGCCCTCGATCATGCTCTCGCTGACGAGCGCAATCGGCGTCACGCCGGCCTTGGCGAGGCCGCGCACCCACTGCGCTCCTGCCATCGTCTTGCCGGCGCCGCGGCCACCCATCAGGATCCACGTCGTCCAGTCGCCCTCCGGCGGCAGCTGCTGCTCATGCGCCCATTGCGACCAGTCGTAGAAGGTGCCGGACGCGCTGGCCTCGTCGAGCTGGCCGACCCATTCCGCTTCCTCGCTAGCCAC